TTTAGGGTCATTCCCTGAGCCGGTAGCGCTGAGTTCACGGAGATGTCAAGAACCGGGCGACCGGCACGACGGAGACCGGCGAAACTATCGACGAGATATTGAGGGACTACGAGGCCGGCGAAATTGCTTGTCCCTGAGTCACGGTGCTCGAGTGTTTCGCGCTGGTAGCGGCCAATGCGTTCGCGGGCTTCGTATGATCCACCGAATTCGGCGGCCATTGCGTCGGCGAGGAAGTTGTTGGATGAACGCTCGTGATAGGTGGCTTCTTCGCTGATTACTCGAGCTGGAGCCGCTGAACGTGTCTCGGTTGTTTTGCCGTCGATTGTCGCGGCGAGTTCTGCCGCTTTGACCTTGCGGATCTCGATGTCTGAGATCTGCTCGATGCGCTCGTCGAGTTTTTCGATTTCGAGTTTGAGGGCTTGGATGTTGGCGAGTTCGATGTCTGTGATGTCACGGTTTTCATCGGCGGCGCGGGTGAGTGTTGCGTCGATAAGGCTCGTCTTAGACGAGCGGTTCTCTTGGAGGTTGGTTAGAAACTGGTTCATAGGGTGTCCTTTGATTGTGTTGGGACGGGGTGCCTACTTCGTAACCGGTAAAGGATGCCGCGGTGCGGGGTGCTCGACTCGATTCGGTGGGGTGCCGGATATTTGGATTCTAGTCGGCGCGTGACACGCTGGCGAGTATTTCTTGCGCGAGTTGTCGGTTCGGTGTTTCTTTGTTCATGCGTTGAATGTTCTCAACGAATGTCCGACCGGGGTCGCCTCCCCACAATGCCCAAGCGATCCGACCGGCTGATGGATAGCCATCTTCTCCCCGATTGAATCCTTCGGCTTGTTTGTCGACTTCGTGACGTGCAAAGAACGACGCCGATCGAATGACGGTCTCAAGTGATAGCGGGCGACCGTTTGAGATGTCACGAGCGCGGGCGACGCCGACTTCGGTTCCGCCGCGGTTGAACTCTCGACGCCATTCGAGTCCTTGCTTGGCTTCGTCGATCATCGCTTGAGTGGGCTTGTACGATGCGGCGCGTTCCTCGTCGTCTGAGAGGTCATCGTCGTTGTCGCCAACGTCGTCCGACTCGTCCTCGGCGGCGTAGAGGGCGGCCATCTGGCGCTCCGCTTGGAGTTCGCTTTTGTGGCATCCCATGATCTCGCCGTCGTCGTCTTTGACTACGGCGTAGCCGTTACAAGCCGAGAGTCCGGTCGTGATCGTGTAGGGCATCGGCTAGTCGTTCGGTAGGAGTACTGAGACGGTTTCGGTGCCGGTACTTACCACGGCGTAGAGAGTCTCGTTTTGTGGGATTGTGACGGCCAGATAGCCGTCGTCTTTCTCGAGGATGAAGCCGTTGGATGTTGTCACGTTCGAGCCGCCAAGATAGACCTCGGTATTGCTGAGCGCGTGGATGTAGACGTTTCGGTGAACATTGTCGGCCGCTACGACTAGCGTCGCGGTCGTTCCGACGGATGTTTGTGTGGATCTCATCGTCCGAGGTCTTTGAGCATCTCGGCGATCGCGTCGAGGTTCGGTGTAGTGGATTCTTCGCGGACTCCGACAACTTGGGCGGAGTGACCGTATGCGCCGAAGGTTACGAGGGACACTTCGGCGAGGTGTGCGGCGATTCTTTCGACGACTCCATCCTTGCGTCGGTTGTCCTTGAGAGGCTGGAATCCGATCGAGAGTTCCGATAGAGCGCCATCGCGCACGAGTTCCAAGATGTCGTCCGAGCGGTTGCCTTTTGAAACTCGAAACTCTCCATAGAGGCCGTTCGTGTCCTCGCGGAGCAGAGTGGCGCGTCCGATTGGTAGGGCTTGGGAGTCGTGGCCGACTAGGAGCTTGACGCGGTGAGCGTTCGGGATGACGCGAGAGAACGCGCCCGCCTTGAACACTTCGACGAGGTTCGCGTTGATCCGTTGCTCCACGTTGTACGGAACACAGATCCCGCAAATTGTCCGGCCGTCGCCGCTGGTTCTGATTTCTAGGTCTACTTCGTAGGCGCGGGTTTCTATCATGTCATTTCCTCCATGTCGGTCGGGGTGTTGTATGGCTCTCTGTTTTCGAGGTTTCGGACTTCGTCAACTGTTAAGAAGCCAGAGTCGAGGGCGAGTTTGTGGGCTTGGTATCGGGTGAGTGTGTCGACACGGAGCAGAGAGTCGAATGAGAACTCGGCGGTCTGGCCTCGTGGGATGTAGTCGGTGAATGTTGCCTCGATGCGAGCCGTGAGCGGAGCGAGGGATGTCTTGATGTACTCGATGCCTTGGAGTTCGGTGTTTGTGTAGGTCCGAGAAGTGTTAGGCGCTCCGATGAAGTTGCCGGGGATTCCGACAATGTTGGCGGCGTCGGCGATTGCTTGGTTTCGGGCTTCGACAAGTTGAGAGTCTGACGCGTTGGCGGTCAATGGTTCGACGGTGGTGGTCGAGTTCATTACGGCGGGACGGCGGGAGCGGCCTGAGTAGTGCTCCATCCATTTCAATTTTAGGAGATCGGCTTCGTCCTCGGTGAGGTCTGGGTTTGCTGATTTGATGACGTAAGACGGCATAGTTCCGCCGTCGAAGTATCGGGCGGCGTATTCCATGACCGCGACCGCGGCGGCGATGCCTTGGCGTTGGGCGGCGATGATTCCGATACCGGCGACGTCGCCCGGCATGGAGAAGCCTTTGACGTGGAAGATCTCGGACGCTTGATAGTCGACTTGGTCGATGGTGAACACTTTGTTTCCGTTGATCTTGTGGATCATGACTCGCTCGGGTGAGACCGGATAGATGGATTCCGGGTAGCCGGTTGGTCCGAGTTCGCCGAGGATTGCGACGTAGTTTCCGTGAAGGATTAGCGCGGCGACCATTGCCGAGATGGTTTCGACTCGGGTCTCGAGTGGGTTCGGACGCTCGAGGAGCCGAGGCGTCGGGTCGACCTTTTGATTGTTTCGGTATGCGTACAACGGCAAGACGCCAATCGAGTCCGAGATCATTGTTGTCGCCCGCCAGATCGCCGGGACCGACAAGGTGGTCTCGGTGTCTACGGGGACGCCGGCGTAGGTGTCGAGAACGGTCCGGGAGATGCGGCCTTGACTGTCAACGTATGCGCCGCGCTTCTCGGATTGTTTTGTGAGGAGACGGTTGAGCACTATGACCTCTCGGCGGCGATGCCGAAGATGACAAGCGCGACGCCGGCGAAGCCGAGGCCGAGAGGCGGAGATACGAGCGTGAGAGCCATGGCGACAATGATAGTCCCTAGAGCTTGGAGGATTGTGGGTAGGTGTTTCATTAGTAGATGCGGCTCCTTGAGGTATCTGTTGGTGTTCTGTTTGTTGCGTGATGATAGGCGAGAGTGGCGGCGAAGAGTGGCGTCAAGTCGGCGGCGTCTACTGTGCGACTCCAGAGATAGCCGCTTGACATCTGTTTTCTTTTCGCTGAGGCAATGGCGGACTCGAGAGACGCGTTCGGTCTGATCCGGATGGCGTCGTCTAGGACGGCGTCGTAAAAGAGTCCACAAGCGGACGTCATATCTCGAAGGGTGTATCGGGTGACGGGTACGCCGCCCGTCTCGAGACGATCGACGAGGCTATTGGCGGGTGAGTATCCGTCGACGACGATTGAGCCTTTGTGTTCGCGCCATAGTTTCAAGATGCGATCTACTACCCATGAGACGCTCTCGCGGTGTTCGATTAGTTCGACGCGCCCGGTCTCGTCGGCGACACATATCGACGCATAGGACCGATCCATGGCGACGTCTATACCGAATGAGAGACGGCCGGATGGAGCGGTTTTTTCGTCTAATACTTTGAGGACGTACTTGGCGGGGATTGCGGCATCGTCGAGGACGGTCCATTGGCAGAGGTAAGCGCGGCGGAACTCTCCTTCGGTCATTGTGGCGCGGGCGTGTGCGACAACTTTCTCGTCGATTGTGAGACCGAGGGCGGGGATCGTTCGCTTCCAGACTCTCGGATCGTCAATATCCTCGTCATTATCTGCCGAGAATTCGAAGTACGCGACGCCAGTCTCTACGCCTGAGTCGACCATCTGGCGACCTTTCTCGACTTTTCGCTTGAGGTAGAGCGAGGCTTGGGTTCCGGCGGTGGAGATGACGATGAGTTGGGCGTCGCGCTTGGTGGCCATTGCTGGCAGAAGTGACGCCTCGCGCCGATCATCTTCGTCGGCGAAGGCTTCGTCAATGATCCCGAAGTCGATGACGCGACCGTGACCGGCGGCCGGGGATGACGGCATGACGTCAATCCGAGAGCCGTTCTTGAAGTGGATGGCCTCGGCTCCCGCTCCGCGATAGACGCGCTTCAAACTGGCAGAGAGTTTTGAGTTCTCGATTGCGGGGACTTGGTCGTCGATAAGTTTCCGCCGCGCATCCCATCCGGTTTGAGCCGTGTAGCCGATTGTCTGTTGGCGTCCCCATAGGAGCGCACGTTGCAACTCAAGCGAGAGACAGAGAGTTGTCTTGCCGCATTGTCTGGGGACGAGGACGTTGATCTCGCGGTACGCCGGCACCATGAGACCGGTGTTCTCGTCAAGAACAAGCTCGAGAGCGATGTCGGCGATGTCGCGTTGCCATTTCATGAATGGCGTTCCAAGTAGTTCGGCTACCTTGGCAACTTCATTTCCGCGGGTTGGTCGTCTTTTGTTTCTTTTCGTTGCCCATCTCGGCCGTGATGTCGGCGAGGAGCTTGTCGAACGGGTCGCCATGTGCTTCGGTTTCCTTCCTGAGTGCTTGTTCTGCCAGACGGTACTCGCGCCAGACGACCGGATTCTCGGGTTCGGCGTCGGCGAGAGAGGCAAGGCTTCGCACAATCTGGACTCGGGCCGCGTCAACTTCGGAGATGAGACCGTCATCCCGGAGGGCTTTGATCGTGATCTCGGTCGCTTCGCGGTTTTGACCGTGGTTCGACTTTGTCTCGATTGTTGCCGATTCTTTCGGTTTTGCTTGTTTTGTTGGCGATTGTGCCTTTTTTGTCGGTTTTTGCGCTGATTGTTTTGGGGCCGTCATGACAATCCTTGACCGATTGAATATAAATCCAT